GCCTTTCGTCCGAAGCATGTGCGATCGGACAAGGAAGGTAGTGAATTATGGGTGGGTTTTGTGACAAACTCGAACGGCCAATTCGCATTAAGAAGAAAATATTACGTTTTCCTCGAAAAGCGATTACCGGTCGACGCCGTCAGCGAGGCTCGATATCTAACGATACGGACCTCGTTTACTCCCACTTCGGCGCGTACGACGTTCACTGTGATTATCCTCTCAGAAAGCTGCACTGTAAGGTGTCTACTACTGAAGAATATTCATATATCATCGATACGTCTGGACTCATCCAGAACGAGTGGAATCCTGTAGAGCATATCAAATATCGGGGTTTAATTAAGGTTCAACCTTTCTCCGTAAAGATAGCTCCCTTCGAGTTCGTTGTTACCCAACCTGATGAGGTTTGGTTTAACATATTCGAAGGCATTCACGCGAACATACCACAGCCTGATGATAACACTATGGATGATTTGGCAGCAATGTCAACCAACCATTTTCGTAATGCTGTTGATAATACCGGAGAGAGTTTGGCCAACTTTTTCATAGAGTTGATCCAAACTTGTCAAGGGAATATCAAAGCCTTGAAGAAATACAAGACACTTTGGGAAAAGTGCCTTGCAAAATACGAAGAAGCGTATAAACGCTATATTCGTGCGGGACATACAGGACCAGCCAGTTCTTGGCTTGCCTGGAATTTCGCCATCAAGACTAACATCAGCGATCTCAAGCGCCTACTTTGCTCCTTTCATCGCGCTCGTAAACGCTTTGAATGGTTAAGAAGTAGGAATCTCAAGCCGACGAAGATACAGTTTGGTCGTGACAATTGTTACGATCCTCCGGACACATTCATCTTAGATGGATACGTCCCTAGTGTATCTTATGTGAGTGATCTGACACTTCCGTGTCATGATCCCGACACTTCGTTGGCCGTGGAGTTCATCTCCTATCTCGAACTTAAGAAACTTAAGTATGAACTTAAGTATTCTGCCACCGGATTCGTGATCTTTTCGATCCCGGGTTGGGTGTTTGAAGAAATAGGACGTGGACAGGGGCTCGTATGGGCTGCACAAGAGGGCTTCACAAACCCACTGAAAATTGCATGGAATTCAATTCCATACACTTGGATTGTTGATTGGTTTGTGTCCTACCGGACACATCTCCAAGAACAATCTGCTGACTTAAGTCCGTTAAAGGATGCAGCTATAACTTATAGCGCGCATTCTTTTAAACTTAAATCACAGTGGCAAGTGAGCCATGTCTACTTCGATGACGAAGGTCGACATGAGCAGGTCCTCGGTGTTGTTGATTACGACTCTTATGTTCGTAAAATCGGTCTTCCTCTAAGTGAGGAAAATCCCTTCCGTGTACCCTGGTCAGGGTACAATCTCTCGATAATCGCTGCACTGATAATTCAGTGGTCGAGGCGCCGACATTAGGTCGGAGCTTGGCGATGTACCGCTGTCACAGATGACAGTAAAAGGAACAACATGGCATTTACAGATCCAATTCTCCTCAACGTAACCGGGGCTGACGACCCCAACTATACGAAGACCGGCATGGGCCCCACGTTCTCGACCTGGGTGGATAATGATCCACCTGCTGGCGTTCGACGTGAGATGCAAATCCGGCATTCGAAAGTTGGCAAGCCGAACACTCTCGGTGCTGTTCAGCAAAGACACCTTGTCCAGTTCAAGCATTCGCAGTTCAATGCGACCTTGGGTAAGGACGAGATCATGATCGTCAATTTGACGATCTCTCTTCCTACCACTTCTGACATTTCGGCCGCTAATCAGTTGATTATGACCGAATCCGTCAGTCAGTTCCTGGCCACTAGTGGCTTTGTCGCGCAGCTTTTGCGAAATGAGATCTGATCTAGGCTCTATCGGGTCAAAAGACTCGAAGAGCAGAGATGATTTCGATTCGCTATTGCGTGATATCGAAGAGGATGATCAGTTGATCCAAGGGTTGATCGTGCGTATCGACAAGGCTTTAAACAGCCTTGAAGTCGGAAGTAAACCTCCGACGCCCGTTCTAACCGCCCGACAACTGATCAAGCTCCTCTACCCGAGACAACGTAGGAGAAGAGGGCGTTTGCGTCAAGTACGCAACACCTTCTCAACGCTACTTTACCCTAGGTAGTAGTTGGATCTAAGCCAGTATGGAGGTATACCCATTAATGGGATTCCAGAATAGCCGTATCAAGGTAAGCATCCTTGGATTGTTCCAAGAAACGCTTCTCGACCTGTTCAACACTCTCCTTCCTTTGGATATGCAGCTTCCGGCCTATCACCAACGACGCGAAGTCGAACGTGATTTCTCATACGTCGAGAGACGTACGAACGCTGAAGGCTTGAGCTTCCTTACCGTCCAGCTCCCTTTATTGGGGAAATGGGTCGATAACAAGCTTAGTGGAAAACCGGCAGAATTTCCTAAAGGATTTTCACCGACCTTTCTGCGCATACCCCTTGCTGCTATAGAATATCTATCGCAGGATGGAGTAGAGATTGACCATGAGCATGCCGCCTTTGTGAGGCAGCTGCGGACCATACTTTACCTTGTATACAAACTCGAGCTTCCTTCCACTCCTGAACAAAACGATCGAAAGATCGCCGAGTTCATTGAGATAGAGAAGGAGCTTAATGAGTTTGTACTTCCGGCTGATAACCGGTGGGTTGAATATGGTCGCCACGTTCTGGATGCTGTCGTTGGTGGATTTGATCCATCGTCCGGCAACTTTCCAAAACATGGCCCAGGGTCAGTGGCGACTGGTGAAAAGGGTGATGGGAAGTGGGTTTTTACTCACCTCTATGACTCTCTACACCAGAAGTATCCGTACTATGATTTCATGTACGGACTTCGGTCGAATGGACGAGCATTGCATCTTGCATCCTATACCGAAAGGTATAAGAACATGATTCGGTTACCTTACCCAACTGCAAAGTTGTGTTTGGTTCCGAAGGACTCTCGCGGCCCAAGGATAATATCCTGTGAGCCACTTGAACTCCAATTCATGCAGCAAGCCGTTGCACATCGTCTGATGCATCATTTAGAATCCCTTCGGGGATCGAATCTGATGGATCCGGACTCTTTGCGACGGTCGATCCATATCAACTTCGCAGATCAAAATCAGAACGCTTACCTTGCCTTATCCTCTTCGAGGTCTGGCGAGTTCGCGACGATCGATCTGTCCGAAGCTAGTGATCGGGTAAGTAAGACGTTATTTGCTGCTTTATGGCCTATTGACCAACAAGAGCATTTCAACGCCCTACGCTCTCATGCCACTACATTACCTAATGGTGATGTCCAGCCACTTGAGAAGTTTGCCCCAATGGGTTCAGCAGTATGCTTTCCCGTCGAGTCTACTATCTTTTATGGTCTGTGTGTGGCAGCTCTCCTTGCAGAAGGAGTACCATTCGCTCGCGCTTGTTGCGACGTGTACGTTTATGGGGATGATATTATCATTCCTTCTAAATACTACAGCGTCGTTAGAGATGTCTTAGAACTTCATGGACTAAAAGTCAATGAAACTAAGAGTTTCTATAGTGGGTATTTCCGCGAATCTTGCGGGATTGACGCGTGGCATGGCCATGTCGTCACCCCCGTTCGGATACGGAAGCTCCCAGGCGAGAACCCCTATTCGGGCTCAGAGCACTTTGCTTGGTGTGCTTACTCAGCACACTTTTACGAGGTTAATATGCCTCGAGCAGGTGACTATTGCAAAGAGTTAGTCGAACTTAGTGTTGGAAGGTTCATACCTTTTACCACTGAAGATAATGGCTATCTCTCTGTAATCCGCCCTGGACACGAAACACCCCTTTCGGAGTATGTCGGCGTTCAGTGGTCGGTTGAGTTGTCTATGCCTACCGCTAAGGTTTATACCTTGAAAACAAGGTCATCCGCCAGCGGTTTGAATAGTTATGACCGTCTTCTCAAGAATCTGCTAACAGCAGATCCTGAGACGGATCCTAGTAGGGTAGTCGATGCTAAATCGACTCAAATGTCCTTGACCAGAAGAGGTTTAAGAGCCTTTTCACTCATGGACTGGTTAGCAAGTACCGATTAATCTCGGCACGGGGGAAGTCACC